CAGCACCCACTCGTATTTTCTGCTCTTTTTTATCATAGTATTCATTCGTTATTTCTTTTGCTTCTAGTAGATTCAGCTTGTGAATCCTCATGTAATTTGCGATGGTTTCTCTTTCCCCAATCAGACGGGTGCAACAGTTATACAAGTCCATCATCTTGCTCAACTTGCTGTTCATATCTCCCACATCTAAGCCTTTGCGTACACGTTTCTCATGCACCTCCACCATAGACTCAAGCGTTAGCTTTGCATCCAAGAGGACTTTGTATGGGTCGAACTCGAACTCGCCCAAGTCAAATAGTTCCGGGTCAAATGGCTCTCTCATGCCCATTGATCTGCCATTGCTTGTGCTATGCCTGGGTATGTCTTGCTCCGAAGTTTACCACGATCATCCCCTGCCGACAAAGATACCATATAATCCCTGCTAAATGTTTTGCCATTACTGCAAGTATATAGGTCAGGCTCAACAATTTTTGTGGGCACTAGCTTTGGCAACCACTCCAACCATAAGCAAGTAGCCTTCCTTGACGGATCGCCAAACTCATACGGCTGTATTATTTGATCGGGCTTCCTATACTTTTTAGACATAATCCCAATCGGATTCTCTATTGCCTTTCTTGTTATTGAGCAATTAACTAAGCTCATAAAAAAATCTACCCCCTGTTGTTGTCTGCCATCTTTTTGCTTCTCCTTAAACCACCTCGCGCCACTTACAGCAAGGTGTGTGCATGGCGGGAACGCTATCATCATATCCCAACCTTTATCAAGCTGCTCTAAAACATCCCCACATATATGCCACTCAGGGTGTCCGCCGCTACACTCTTGGATGTCGCAACTATAAGCCTCGTGACCCTTCTCACGAAAACGCTTACAAACCTCTTGGCTTTCCTCACAAGCTATTAATACTCTCATCTAGTTCTCTGATAAAGTTCTTAATCATGGTTATCTCTCCCATACGAGCATAGCTACTATCCCCTTCTGAGTGGTATAACTTGTAGATCCTGTCATTTATGTACTTGTCAATATGCTGTAATTTCTTCTCCGATGTCATTGCTCCATTTGTCATTTATTGCCCGTTGTAAAATATCTACACCTCCGAAGTGAAACCTCTTCCCATCAAACGTACCCTCAATAGGTATCTCGATAGGGTTCTCTTTGCCTCCGGTCATGTGTGACTTGATCTTTGCCGTCCATATCTTAGTGATATTCCAATCATTCGCATCCTGCTTGTACCTATGCACGACAATCATGTCATCCGCCCTGTTCTCAAACATTCCACCATGCTCTACATCCGCAGCATTCGGTGGAGATACTTGGTCAGCGTACTGATGATCTTCCTTGTGTCTTCGCCTCTTGGCATCTGTGTTCGGATGTACACAAAGATACAACGCAACTCCCTTATTGTCTCTCCATTGCCTGAGATCCGTCAGAGCATCGTAATTGTAGTCGTAGCTGCTCTTGTATTTGCCCTTCTCTGTGTCTTTCTTTAAACTACTCCACGGATCAATTATAATGGCGTGGTAGTCCTCTGTGAGCCTCTTATCGGCTGCTGCCATAATACCATAGACAGACGTAGGTGTGTGAGACTCCACAAAATCCATATACTCGTTCACTTTATCATAAGCATCACTCACTTGTTCTGCCGGGATATGTCTTAGGTCAGCATCCAGGATAGCGTTCACACACATCACTATGAGTTCAAGTCGAGAGTTCTCACTACTCCATACCAAGGTTTTTTTGCCTTGCCGTATAGACTGCAATAGGCACATATAGGTTATTAAAGTAGTCTTACCCGAACCTGAGTTCCCCAAGAGGACAGTAAAGTTCTGTTTGTACAACCACCACTTGTCGATGATCTCAGAACCCCAAGTCTCTCCTAGTTTAATCTCGCCTCTGCGATACTTATGTACGAACTCTAGGTCTTTACTCACTCCACTCCGCGTTTAGTTCTTTTGCCGTGATATCATACTTTGCTACAAACTCCTTCCAAGTCATTGTGATTCCTGTGTACTTTACATCATATACAGGTCGCTGTATGTTCTGCTTAAACGTGTTCTTTTGGTTAGGGTTGTAGATCAAAGCAAATCGTTCTTGCCGGGTTAGCTTTGGTATAAGCTCTCCTTGCTCCGTTACCCTAAAGTTCTTCATAGATGGGATGATGTAGTCGCGTTTTTCGTAACACCACCCCGTCAATGTTTCCTTAGTAGGGTATTCCTGCTGGTAATACACTAACTCAATCATGAGTCTAGCCTTTTAGTGATGTCATCAAACCTTTTTGCAGCATCCAGGATTTGCTCACGAGTGAAGAATCCGTCACAGAACAAGTCGTTAGCATAACTCACCACAACCGACCCATTGTCTCCGATAGACTTTGCGTGACCCATCAGCTCCTTGGCGAACTCTTCAATGTTTGCAAGTTCTACCTTCCCAGCAATGACAGCTTTCTTTGCCCAAGATAGTGCGTAACCGGACATAGCTCCTTTCTTGCCACCACCCTGACTGCCAAAGTTGTTAGGCTTACCTAAACTGAGTCGTGTGCCGTACTGAGTATCCTTCCTGGACTTGACCTCAACCTCGTCACCGACTTTCCATTTCCCTTCTGACTTAGCATTCACCTCTCCCGATGTGCCGTCAGATAGTTCTACCTTTTGCTTGTAGAACGTGTCTCCTTGGTACTCAAATGTACCCGCATTTTCTGCTTTTGTGATTTTCATAGTATTTCTAATAATGATATTGTCTGTGGTTTTTCTTCCGCAATGTAGCGGTCAATCAGTTCTTTGTCTGCAATCTCTGTCAGGAACTCGTGATAGTTGTCGTATGTGTAGTCATACTCCCTTTGCACATGCTCCCCTGTGTGATTTAAACTATCCTCGGTAAAGGTTATTGTGTTGTAGTCATTCTCGCACACCCAACGCCAAAATACCTCAACGTCAATAGCACTCGTTTGCCCGTCTTCCTCTACAATGTAAAGGTTATACAGGTCTTCATCGTAATAGTATCTCGTTTTCATAGAGGCAAAGTAATGCCAAAAGAACGAGACTACCAAATAATAAATGTCAGTTGTTTGTCAGGAAACCCGATTTCATTCTCTCATACAGCTCTTCCACCGTCAACGTGGTGTGAATGTGGCAATGACTCATATCAGCCTCAACCTCTTCATCTGTCAACATACCGGACTTTATGAATATAACAGCCCCACTATCCTGCGGAACTACATACGATACGTCATCTATGTTTAATAGCCCGTATTGCTGCTCTACAAGCCCCAAATCAGCCAAGTCTCCAACCCTCTCCAATAGTATAGGTATCTTGATTATCATAGATCCATCATTACGTTTATCGGTAGAGTCCCGTCTTCCAGTATTACCCCACTTCCTATTGCAGGTTTCCCATAATGTTTGGCATACGCCATGGCGTAGCTATCCTTGTCAATGCCACACCCGACCTGCATACCGAATACTTTAAATCTTGCCCCTACCACATACTGCGTGTACGCCTCTGTGTGCCAATGTCCACATACGGTAGTCTGCATATTCTTTCTTGCTCGTGCTATCGCCTTACCCCCACCGTCACCATGAACGTACAACACATCGTCAATCGTCTTATGCTCTACGAACTCCCACTTAGGAGTGTTAAGTACCTCTTTGTAGTCCCGTATCCACGCCCTTGGTATACCACCTGTGAACGCCTTACGCATAATCATCCTGTCGTGGTTTCCGATAATGACAGTAGCTTCGGGGAACGCCTTATGCCAACGCTCTATTCTCTCCTGCGCTAACTCTAGCTCATTCCCAGCACCCATCCCGTCAGGATCAGTCTCGTGGTAAGATGAGTAGTGGTTGTCAATCACATCTCCCATAAAAACTACATCGGTGATATTGTACTTGTTGGCTAGTTCAATGTTGAAGTCCAGGTACTCGTCCAAGCAGAAAGGTTCGTGAAGATCCCCAATAGCTAGTACAGCTCTCCCGTTCTTGCCGCGCATTTCTAGCACGGCTTCGTACTCGTGTGGTTTCAGCCTTATTCTAGGCGTACTATGAGTTTTTGTATAGTCCATTTGAACACTCTTATAGATAGTAGCGTGAGCAATACCCACATCCACCATTTAGTCTTTCTAGTCTTATACTTTATTACCGTCTTCTCACGTATCTGAATCAGCGTGTCCGGCTTCTGAGTAAGTGTAATCAGAACCGTATCCTTGTTCTCTATTGTGTCTTGTCGGATGATTACCCTAGCTGTAGCATCCCCATTAGTGACCTCAATGGTGTCGTGCAAGTAACGAGTTACTGCCACCGTGTCTAGTCTTGGGGTGAATCTGATCTTGTAGATAGTGTCTATCGAATGAGACTCCATTTGGCAGAGTGGTGGATACTTTGTACAAAGCCTATCCATTCTGCGTGTCATCCTCTTCTCGTAGCTACACGAGGAGAATATAGTCGATATAATAAATATCGCGGAAAGACCTATTTTATAGTCTATAATACTACGAAGTCCCATTTGAATCCTAAACAATTAGTCCCCCTTTTTATTGCCGCGCTAATGCTCGATTGAGCGCACTCCATCAATTTGGCAGCCTCTATTTGAGTGTTAAATATAGCCACCTTTTGATAGTCTTTGGTCATGCAAACAATTTTTTTGCCGTTCATGGAGGCATCCCATTTCTTATTCCCTATTGCATGAGCCATATTTTCTTGTTGTGTGCACCATTCCAAGTTCTCCAATGAAGCATTATCCCTAACGCCATCTATGTGGTTTATATATGGCTTATTGTGCGGGTTTGGTAGAAAAGCCTGTGCGACTAGCCTGTGCACTAATCTGTGTTGCCCATTGATAGCGATAGACCAATAGCCGTATGGCGTTTTAGTTCTTTGAGCTGGTATGTAACCCCCATTAGAATACCTCCTCACATTGCCCATGTTGCTTACTTGGACTTTGCCAAAAGTTCTAGGCACGTTCGCCCAATATTCAAACTCTGACATATCTATTGATATATCAACAGCCCCAACATTTGCTAAAAAAATAGACTTACTAACCTTCATTTATTTCAGCCTATTGAATTAGTATCCAACATAAGTCATCGTTGCATCGGGAAACATTACGTTACAGTAATTGTAAATATACCCGTCCTCTGTATCTATGGTAAAGTAATTACCACCTAGCATTATATCCTCGAATATCATAATGAGTAAATGTGTTGTACCGACCTAAACCACCTTCCTTCATTTTGCCTTGCGAGATAAGCTCTTCAATCAAATCCGCTACCTCTTGCGGGGTCATCCCGTCCACTATAATGTCTGCTGCACAAGCGTATAGGTGCTGTGAGTTCTTTGCTCCACCTATCCTGGTATTATAGTCTCTGTGTCGATAGCCCGAATTGACTCTTATTGCTGCGCCGGCATAATCTCGAAGTACTTGCAAGTTCTCTGCTAGTTCGATTACATTCTCAATGTACTCCTGTGGAATACGAGTGCCATCGTTGCAGCAAAACTCACGTATGTTGAAGTTGTCGGTCAGTTGCATTACTTCAAATATAACAATTCTGTGTAAACTCCGTCTTCCTCTTTTAGAATCAGCCCCTCTAACATAAGTCCGTTAAACTCCTGGATCTTATGCCCCGCCCCTTCGGCATCTATCTGATCACATAATAATAAGTCATTGTCTCTGTTGCCTCCGGTTATGTGATGCAGATACTTGCCCTCTAGTGCTTTTCTAGGAACTCCTGTCATATTAGTGAACGACTCGCTTACATTCTCAATAAGCACACCAAACTCTGTGCGTACCATTCTGACAATACCAATCTTGTCCGTGTTCGTTAGAGCATCTGCAATGCGAATATATCGCTTACGACTGACTGAGTTCGTTCCCAACTTCTCCAAGATGCCATCGAGTTTATTTATCGTGGCATCCGCTTTATTCCCCGCGAACTTGAATTTCATTTCTGTATCTCCTTAATCAACGCCTTCAACTCCTCTAGCTTCTCCACCACGTGCCTCATCTCCATCGGGTCAGGTAACTTCTCCTCCACTAGCGCAATGATCCGCAAAGACTTGTCAGATAGATCGTGTAGCTTCTCGTCCTTCTCTTTGTTATCCTTGTAGAACGTGTATGCAAAAAACCCCAAGACAAATACGAGCGCACCAAAGGCAACCCCATTGTATGGAGTAATCTTAAATGCGTGTTCTGCTGCCTCCTGTGTCAGGTCAAATATTAAACTGCTCATTTTCCCGTGCTTTCTTTGTGTGGTTCTCGTCTATTGCATTAAGTATCCCGGCTAGTAATCTACCCATACCCGTCAAATACCCTCTCTCTTCATTCACTCCCGTCACATGGCTGACCGTCAAATCGGGACTTCCGTATTCTTTCCTGCCCAACTTGTTCTTCAAGAACCAATCGTTGAACACATCCCTGCAAAGTACATTACCCTTCTGATCGTCCGCAAAAGCTAGTTGGTGGTAGTATGCCTCCATTTTTGTCGTAAAGTGGCTTATCCGACCTCTAATGATGCTTCTCGCTAAGAATTTAATATGCACGTAGATAAATGCAAACGTACCGAACGTCAACATCAGTAGCCTTGCGGCAATCATAAGTACTAAACTTTTTATCATTGTGGTATCTCGCAATAATCGTATGTCTCCGGTAGCATAAAACTAAACTCCGCACTTATACCCACATAGTCGCTACCGTGCTCGTGGACAAAGTTACTCATCTCTGCGGAACGCTCGAATTGGAATCCGTGTATGTACTGCTCGTAATCCATAACAGCAATAAAGTCATCCATAATCTTATCACAGTCACTCAAGGCATCCTTCTCGTTATCCATGTTCTTGTTGAGAACATCCATAAATACAACCTGCATCTTCACTTCCCTGGACGTACCTTGGACTGTCACCCCGTTATTGTAGAACCACATCACCACACCATTTGTATTAGTTGTGTCTACCTTTTCAGGAGTGGTGTACAGAACAGATCCGATCATATAGTGATCGAACCCGAACTCTTCTAGCTCTATTTTTAATTCGTTTAGGGTCACACCAATTCTCTTAAATAGGTTAGTGCTGCGTTAATGTCTGTCATTGGCAGCGTGTAATTTGCTGCATCCTCAATCGTAGTGAGTGCCTCAATCTGTGCACGTGTTGTTTCGTGTATCTGATAGAACTCGCCTATCTTCGTCTTGAGGCTGTTCAGTTCGTTGTTGCGCCCCGTGTCTTTCAAGTAGTCGTGATGATGTTTGCCCTCATCAAAGGCTGCTCTACGGTAGCCCTGTAATTCAAGTAGTAGCTCTTTCTTTAGCTGCGCCAAGGTCTTGTTAAGGCTAACCACCTCAAACGTGTAGTTTGCTCCGTCAGCAATAATGTTCGTAGTCCGCTTGTGCGTTCTGCTGTTATATGTCGGCTGCACCAAAGGCTTAAAACCATACGCCCCACAGTTGTCTGCTGTGAGGGTTATATGCTCATCCTTCGCTGCATCGAATATTTTAGGCAGCTTGTTGTACTTGACTATCTTGTTATTTTCTTCTCTTGCGTACATATTAACTTGTAAAATCTCCGTATGCTAGTCCACTCCCTGAGTTGTATAGGTTGGTTACGTCTGTGCTGCTTAACTCTCTGCTCCAAATACCCACCTCGTCAAGTATTCCATTAAAAAATTGACCAAACGGAGAGTTGAAGCGACCAAACTGAACAATCACATTTGAATGTACTAATCCTGTATTAGTAGCAGTTCCCTCTAACGAACCATTAACATATACGGATAAAGCCCCAGTAGAATAGTTCATTGTAGCGACTATGTGATACCATGTTGCTGTGGATACACTAATTAAGTTTACATATCCATTCCAAGGATTCCCTCCAAAACCTACATCTAAAGTACTGCTAAATAGTCCTGCTGTAAAAGCGGGTCTATCTTGGTAGCTATTGTCTTCTATGGTGATAATTCGGTCTTTGGGAGTAACCGTAGTGGGGATGACATCCGCCTTAAACCAAAACGATATGGTTTTTGTACCTGATGCGAAGCCAGTCCAAGTGCCAGTTGTTGCGTAGTCGTTAGAACCATCAAAATCTAGGGCATCATCAATAATGCCTGTGGCTCCATAAGTAGCTCCATTATTTGTTACGTCACGCGCCCCGTGACTATCCGCAAGTGTACCACTAGCTTCGTCTAGCTTCCAATAGCTTTCAAGGTCTGTGAGTAACCCGTTAGATGCCCCCGCAGGTGCTGTCGCTTTGTTTACGAATATCATTGCCTAATCCCCATGTAAACCTTTAACCCTTTGGCGGGTGTTACGTGAACTGAATCTATATCTATCGTGATAATATCCCCTACTGCTAGACTTGTTGTAGTCAAGTCAGGAGGTGTTGCTGCCGTGGTCGTTGTTTTCTCTGTTGCGTCAAAGTCGAGTTTGTTCGTGGTCATTATCGTTGTGCCGTTAATGTTCACATCGACTACCATCGTTCCTGTTGGAGCTCCTGCTGTCGAGTTAGTTGCATACAAGTAAAACGGACTAGAATCGCTTTGCAGAATCGTTCCCGCAATAGGGCTAACAAAATCCCCCGCTATGTTCGTGCCTACCGCGCAGTCTGTGTCAGGGTCTACACAATCGAACACAATCCACTCTATATTCCGCTTACTCGCTACAAACTGGTCTATCGGCATTGCCCGTGTAGTGTCCGTGCCTGTATCTATCTCGGCTGTGGTTGCTAATTCAACTAGCCCCTCTGCCGTCTTACTCGCTGTCGATATGCCTAGCGTAGTACGTGCAGCACTCGCATCTGCATCGTCTACCAAACTTGCCCCGAATGTGCTGATAGTTGTATTTGCAGGAAGCGAAAGGGTTTTTATGTCTGCATCTACCTCAGAATCCATTAAAGCCCCCGCAGCCGTCACATTAGCTGTGTCGGTTACATCTGCGCCTGTTTCAATGCCATCAAGTTTAGTCTTATCCCCATCTACAAACGCACCCTCTGCGGGTTTGACTTGCAACGTACTCGTGTCAAGTGCCTTAATTCCCGCCAAATCCGTAACTTCAGAATCCATGAGCGCA